GATTAGAAGTTATACAGAAACAGATTCAAATGTTTTATCTGATTCTGTTTTAGAAAATATTATTTTAAATGCACAGTATAGAATTTTTAGAGATATCCCAATAGATGCAGATAGAAAACAACAAACAGGTAATTTAGTTACTGGTCAAGAATCAATAAACGCTCCAGCAGGAGCAGTATTCATAAGAGGTATACAGGTTTATGATTCAACATCAGCTGTAACTGGACCTAACGTTTGGCTAGAAAAGAAAGATGTTACTTATTTACAAGAGTATATTTCATCAACAGCATCGGCAAAAAGAGGTCAACCTAAGTATTATGCCATGTTTGGTGGTGCCACAGGTGAATCAGACACTACATCTGGTAGAATGATGTTTGCTCCTGTGCCAGACACAACTTACAAATTTAGAGTTCATTTCAATGCTGCACCAGCTCTTTTAGAGAGCGATAATACTAATTATGTTAGTTTAAACTTTCCAAATGGTCTATTATATTGTTGTTTAGCAGAGGCGTATGGCTTCTTAAAAGGCCCTACAGATATGTTGACTTTATATGAAAATAAATATAAACAAGAGGTACAGAAGTTTGCTAATGAGCAAGTCGGTAGAAGACGAAGAGATGACTACACAGACGGAGCAGTTAGAATACCGATTACCTCAGCAAACCCATAGGAGATAGGACATGGCAATAACATCGGCAATTTGTACAAGTTTTAAACAAGAGCTTTTAGTTGGTACACACAACTTTACAGCTACAACTGGAAACACTTTTAAAATAGCTTTATATACAAGTTCTGCAACTTTAGGTGCAGGCACAACAGCTTTTTCATCATCAAACGAAATTACAAATTCATCAGGAACTGCATATACTTCTGGTGGTGCAACACTTACAAGTGTAACTCCAACAACAGATAGCACAACAGCTGTTTGTGATTTTTCAGATGTTAGTTTTACAGACGCTTCATTTACAGCAAATGGTGCGTTAATTTACAACTCATCACAGTCTAATAAAGCATGCGCAGTTATCGCTTTTGGTGGTGATAAAACTGTATCAAGCGGAACTTTTACAATTCAATTCCCAACAGCAGACGCTACTAACGCTATCATAAGATTAGCATAAGGGGGTAACGACGGATGTCCGTTACTAGAACTTATACAGTAACGGTGGTTAGCACCGACTCGGGCAATAAATATGTTATTGATGGTGTTCAACAAGATACACTTAATTTATTTGAAAGTGGAACTTATAAATTAGATCAATCAGATAGCACGAACGGTGGTCACCCATTAAGATTTTCAACAACAAGTGATGGAACACATGGTGGTGGTAGTCAGTATACAACAGGTGTAACAACCAGCGGGACTCCTGGTTCATCGGGAGCCTATACTCAAATAGAAGTAGCTACAGATGCTCCAACTTTATATTATTATTGTACAGTTCACTCAGGAATGGGTGGCACAGCAAATACTCCAGCCGCAGACACGTGGGGAGCTTTAGGTTGGAATACTAATCGTTGGGGCACTAATGCAGAAATCACAACAGGTTGGGGTGCAGATGCTTGGAACACAGGTGGTTCATGGGGACAAGCAAACGATGAATTAGTTTCACTAACTGGTTTAAGTATTACAGCGTCTCTTGGAACACCGATAGCATCTGCTCAACAAGGTTGGGGTAGAGATGAATGGGGTGAAGAACCTTGGGGTGAAAGTTTTGATCCTGTAGTAAAAGTATCTGGAGTATCTGCATCATTATCTATTGGATCTGTTTCTGTTTCAGCACAAATAGCAGCCGGTTGGGGACAAGATGGTTGGGGTGTTGAAAACTGGGGTCAGTCAGGATTAACTTTAGAAATAACAGCTCCTGACGCAATGCAATCAAATGTATCAGCAAACGCTTGGAATGATGCTTCATGGGGACAAGGTCAAGGTTGGGGTAGATTCTCATTAGAAGTAGCAGATGTAATGGGATTAACTGGTCAAGCAATAACATCTGCTGTACCAAGTCAATTAGATATACCTGAACAAGTTCAAGGATTAGGTATAACTTCTTCTGTTGGTAGTTTAACAACAATACAAGAAATTGTTGGATTAAGTGGTCAAGCAATAACATCTGGTGTTGGATCTTTATCTCCAGCAGATGTAATGGGATTAACAGGTGTTTCATCAACCGCAGGCGTTGGTTCTATAACAACTGGTGCTACAGAAATAATTACCCCATCTGGAGTTTCAGGAACTGTGTCTGTTGGTAACATAGATCCTATTCCAATGGTCGTAGGATTAACAGGTGTTTCAGCTACATTCTCTGTTGGTTCAATAACATTATCAGCTAATACAGTAGGATTAACAGGTCAAGAAATAACATCTTCTGTAGCTGCTTTTGGAACGGCTACAGGCTTTGGAATTCAAGCATATCAATCAGTTGACACAGGATCAAATTCAAGCTATTCTGATGTTGCAACTGGATCAAATACAAGTTATAGTGACGCTGCATAGGAGATAAAAAATGGCATCAACATACACGGGACTAGGAGTCGAACTTCAAGCAACTGGTGAAAACGCCGGAACATGGGGTACGAAGACTAATACAAACTTACAAATTTTAGAACAAATTTCAGGTGGTTTTACACAACAAGCATTAACAAGCGGAGGCACTGTAACTTTGACTGCCTCTGATGGATCAACTGGTGCAGTTCTTGCACACAGAATGATTGAGTTCACAGGCACAATTACAGATAATGCAGTTGTTACAATACCTTTAGATGTTCAAACTTTTTACATTTTAAGAAACTCATCATCAGGTGCTTACACAGTACAATTTAAATATGCATCCGGATCTGGAGATTCATTTACTTTCACAGCTACAAATAAAGGTGATCAAATTGTTTTTGCTTCTGCAAACGATGGAACAAACCCAGATATTGTAACTGTTAATACAGGTATCACAGCCTCTTCAACTGATACTTTAACAAACAAAACTTTAACTGCACCTAAATTTGCTGATGGTGGATTCATAGCAGATGCTAATGGTAATGAATCATTAGTATTTGGAACTACTTCTTCAGCAGTAAATGACGTTAAAATTACTAACGCTGCAACAGGAAATGATCCGTTAATAGCAGCTAATGGTGGAGATACTAATATTGATTTAGCTATATCACCAAAAGGATCTGGTGAAATAGTCATTGGTACAGGATCAGCAACTGGAGCGATCACAACTAGTGGTGCTTATGATTTAGTTTTAGATACTAATTCAGGCACAAATTCTGGTTCAATTACTATTACAGATGGCGCAAATGGTAACATAAATCTAGCACCAAACGGTACTGGCCAAGTACAAGCAGGCGGTGCTCAATTAGCCACGATGGGAAAAGCTATTGCAATGGCTTTAATTTTCGGGTAAAAATAGGAAAGGAAATAAAATATGGCAAATCCAAATCTAGTAAATGTAGCAACAATTAATGCTGGTAACTTAGGCTTTAATTTATCTAACACATTAACTACAACTTTATTAACTGTTGCATCTGATGTAATTCTAAAAATTAATAGAATTACTTGTGCAAACGTTGATGGCAGCAGCTCAGCAGATCTTGATTTATTTATTGATGGTATGGGTAACGGTGCAACAGGTATTACAGCTACTGGTAGTTCAACTGTATACTTAGCAAAAACTGTGGCTGTTCCAGCTGACTCAACTTTAGTTGTTGTTGATTCTCCAATCTATTTAATGGAGGCAGATGTTTTAAAAGGCGGAGCTAGTGCTTCAGGTGATCTAGACTTAATTATATCTTACGAAGTACTGAACGACGCGTAGGAGGGTAAAAGCTTATGGCTCATTTTGCTCACCTCGATGCTAACAATGTCGTAAAACACGTATCCGTGGTTTCTAATGATATAGAAACTTCTGATGGACCATTAGGAGAAAATGATATGCACGTTGATGGCGAAACTTGGTGTAAAAATTTTCACGAAGGTCAAAAGTGGACTGTAGATATGGGAATTGTTTCTTGGAAACAGTGTTCTTACAATGGTAGTTTTAGAAAATGTTATCCTGAAAAAGGTGCAACTTACGATCCAGTTAGAGATGAGTTTGTTGGAGTTAAACCATATGATAGTTGGGTATTAAATGACACAAATGATTGGGTGTCCCCATTATCAAGCAATCCAGAATTTGGTCCAAGTCAAGATTGGGAAGCTGGAGCTACGATGCCGTTTTGGGATGAAGAAAATCAAAGATGGACTGCTAAAAGAACAAGCGGTCAAACAAATGTGGATGTGTGGAACCCCTCTACTCAACAATGGGATTTAGGAGAATAGAATGGCAACGACAGTTACAACATTAAATTATTTAACAAGCACTAAAGCAGGAAACACATTAAGAGATAATGGTGGTTATGTAGCATTATCATACACACCTAGCGCAGCTGTTTCAGAAAATTATAGTGTATTTAATTCGGATGGAACTTTTGCACCTCAAGGCGGAAGCTCAGATTTAACTGTGGTTACAGTTGCTGGTGGCGGAGGCGCTGGATCGCAGGGTTATGGATCGGGAGGAGGCGCTGGAGGAGTAAGAACTGCAACAAACGTTTCAAATCCTGGTTCACCTCTTAGCGTTACAGTTGGTGCTGGAGGAGCTAACGGTGGAGGACCTACAGGTCCTGGAGGACCGGGAGACTCTGGTTCTAACACTTTTATAGGACCATCCCCTAGTCCAGTATTTATATGTCACGGTGGTGGTGGCGGACCTCCAGGTAATAACCAAGCCGGAAATTCTGGTGGATCTGGATCTGGAGGAAGTAGTAGTGCCGGAGGAACAGGTAATTCACCTTCTTTTTCTCCACCCCAAGGTAATCCAGGTGGAACACAACAATGGCCAATGTCAGCTAATCCAGGTAAAACTGGAGGAGGTGGCGGCGCATCTGCTGCTGGGCAACCAGGACCGGGTGGAAGAGCTGGAGGAGCAGGTTTAGATGTTACACCTGTAATTCCATCACCAGAGGGTGGTGGTACTTTTGGAGGCGGAGGCGCTGGCGGGGCATTTTTCAACCCACCTGCATCAGGTGGATCTGGTGGTGGTGGTCAAGCTGGAACTTCTTACCCAATTCAAAATGGTCAAGCCAACACTGGTGGTGGTGGAGCTGGATGGGGTCATGGTGGATCTCCAACAAATTATCCAGGTGGAAATGGTGGATCTGGAAAAGTAATTATTAAAGAATCTGCTGAAGCTGCAGCAAATCAAGGTGGAATTTGGAATCAACAAGCACATTATTTATACGTTCTTACTGGCAAATTTTAAGTGATATTTGAGAAAGAAGATATATTACCTAAAGGTGATATTGAAAATATAGAAAAAATTGTAAAGGATTATAACTTTCCTTGGTTCTATAGACCTTCTACTTTAAATAATTTTCCTTATAATTCTCATGCTTTACTAGATCCAAGTCTTGGTAAAAACTCTCCACATTATGATTATTTTAAAAAAATTTTTGATAGGTTGTGTGAGAGATCTAATATTAAAGTAAATAAAATTTTAAGAATGAATATTAACATGAGTTTTTATTACACAGCTAAACATGCTGACTTACATGTAGACCATGATTTTCCTCACCAAGTGATGATACTTTATTTAAATAATGTGTCTGGAAACACTTTAATATTTAATGAAACTTTTAAAGAAAAGAAACAAACTCAAATAGACTATGAACGCAATTGGTATAAAATTCAAAAAGAACATACTCTTAAACACACGATAGTTCCTAAAAAAAATAAGGTTGTTTTTTTTGATGGAATGAATTATCATGCTCAAGAATTTTGTAAGCCAAATGAAGAAAGAATAATTTTTATATGCACTTTCCAATAACTATTATAGATAATTTTTTTGATGAACCAGATAGAATTGTAACATTTGCAAATTCTTTACAATACCACTCAAGACAAAAAGGAGATTATTGGTATGGTTTAAGAAGTAAACCCTTACATGAAGTTGATAAAGGTTATTTTGAATGGTCTAGTCAAAAAATATTACGTGCTTTCTATAAAGATGAAACACGTCATGTTTGTAATACTTGTTTTCAAAAAACACCTGGAATAAAAAATATATCTAATGAAGGATGGATACATACAGATAAATGTTTAATGGCTGCAATTATATATTTAGATAAAGATAATTTTTCTGGAACAAACTTTTATAAATCTAAAACTTTTGGTAAAGAAAAATTTATTAGTTCTGAAATACATAATAAAGATAGTTTTACAGAAAAAGAGTTTGAGAAAGCAAGAAATCAAAACAATTTACATTTTAAAAAAACTGTAGAGGTTGAAGGATTATACAATAGGGCAGTAATATATGATGCTAAAATATATCATGGTGCAAATTTACATCCAATAAACACTGAAAGATTAACACAAGTTTTTTTCTTTTATAGCATAAATAAAGAATGGTTTCCCATAGTCTCAATAAGAAAGTTTGAAGAATGAAAATAAATTTATGTTTTCCTACAGTTTTTGGATTTGTTGATTGTCCTTTTATTAATGAGATACAAGAATCTTATAAAAATATAATATCAAATTTTAAATATGAATTAAATGGTAGATGTGATGAAAGCCCACATACAAATTTAAAATTTGTTAAATTAAATAATTGGATAGTTGGTGAATTAAATAAATATATTAAAGCACACCTTTATAAAGATGTATACGAGTGCAAAGAATCGTGGTTGTTTGATTATAAAATAGGTAGTTATCAACCAATACACAACCACCCTGGTTTTGTGTTTTCTGCTTTGTTTTTTTTAGAGGGGTATGAAGACGACGTTAATTTAACTTTTTATAATCCTGTTGATGACATGATGAATCCTTTAAATAATACAGCAAAACAAAAGGGAGAAACAAATGATTTTACACACAGAGAAATATATTTTAAACCAAAAACTGGAAGACTAATTATATGGCGAAGTCATGTGATGCACTCAGTTTCAAGTAAAACAAAAAATTGTAAAAGAATAATTTTTGCATATAACTTTAATAAACAATGAATTTAAAAAATTACTATTGGTGGTTTGATTCTGTAATACCTTCTAGGGTATGTGATGAAATTGTAAAATTTGGTGTAAGTCAAAACTCTCAATTAGCTATAACGGGAGATTTTAAAGACTTAAAAGAATTAACAAAAGAACAAGAAAATAATTTAAAAAAAAGACGTAACTCTAATGTTGCTTTTTTAATGGAACCTTGGATATTTAAAGAAATACACCCTTTTATTAATGCGGCAAATCAAAATGCTGGTTGGAATTTTCAATGGTCAAATACAGAAAGTTGTCAATTTACCAAGTATGGATTAAATCAACATTATGGTTGGCATTGTGATTCTTGGAAAGAACCATATCT